TATGTGAAAATATTTTACAACCAGTACGTGACCAATATGCTACACCTGTCACAGTATCAAGTGGATTTAGAAGTCCCGATTTATGTGTGGCAATAGGATCATCTATAAACTCACAACACGCAAAAGGCCAAGCCGCTGATTTTGAAATCTTTGGAGTGTCTAATCAGGAATTAGCACATTACATAGATAAAAATTTAGACTATGATCAGCTTATCTTGGAGTATTGGAAACCAGAAGAACCTAGTAGTGGTTGGATTCATTGCTCTTTTAAAAATAAAGAAGATAATAGAAAGCAATTTTTAAGAGCATATAGAGATCATAATGGCAAAACGAAGTATGAGGAATACTCATATAGGGTTCACGCAAAACCTAAGCCAGCTAGTGAGTGAACGGCAGAAGAAATTAATAATTTATACACCGAGAAGGGTGTATAATGACAGCTTGACACGCTTGAAATAGTGTGATATAATTGTTATATAAAATTAAGGAAGGTATATTATGGCTTTTAATTATATAAAACTGAATGAAGATGTATTGCCTAAATCTTTAGGTGTGAAAGGTAAGAACCGAGATGGTGTAAGATATTATACTATTGACGGTGTTAATATGCCTTCCGTTACCTCAATATTAGGACAATTACCCGAAAAGAAAAAAATATTAGACGCATGGAGAACAGCTGTTGGTGAGAAGATGGCTAAATATATTTCTGTGACGGCTACAACAAGGGGTAAAACTACCCACACTCTCATAGAAAACCATTTAAGAAACGAAGATAAAAAATCTAACGGCATAACTGCTGTGACACCATTAGGTCTTTTTAGAATTATGAGACCTTATCTTGCTAGACTAGATAACATACATTGTTTAGAAGAATACCTATATTCAAAAGAAATAGGTGTAGCAGGTCAGGTAGATTGTATTGCAGAATATAAAGGTAAGTTATCTGTAGTTGATTTTAAAACTTCTACAAAGAGAAGGGACGCAGATTACAATTACGGTAACTTCTTACAGACTTCAGCATATGCTAAAATGTTTGAAGAATTATTTCCCGATAAGAAAATAGAACAAACTGTTATTTTAGCTGCTTGTGAAGACGGATTTGTACAAGAGTGGATACACGGAGTAGATAAGGTAAAAGAACACCAAGAGTTGTTTTATAAACACGCAAAAGATTTTTTAGATAGTCATTCCTTCAATTCTACCTATTGATTTAGCACACATCTTTAATAAATAGTTTAATAAAGATTAAACCAAAAGATATTCAAAAATATCAGCAAAGAGGAAACGAAATGAAGAAATTTCTAGCTTCTATATTAATGTCAGTTTTATTAATATTTGTTGTAATGCAATTTGCGAATGCTGAAGAACCAAAACTACTTGATGAAGAACCAAAGATAAAGAGAGAATCACCTGAAGTAACGCCATATGAAGAAGGCAGACTTTATTGGATGCAAATGCCAGTTGTTTGTGGTACTACTAAAACAGTAAAAGATTATATTGATGAACATAAATTTATATTAGTTTATGTTGGTGTTGGTAAACAAGGTGGTAAAGATACTGGCGAACCAGTTTACTTGATAAGTGAATATGTAACGCAAGATATGAAACAATCTTTGTCAGTAACAACAACATTGACATTAACAGAATCGTGTATAATGTTAAGAGGTTTTGATTTACAGTTTAGAAAATCACCTTTAACAAAGGGGACTTCAATATTGGAGCTCCAAACTTGAAATTTGACGTTGAAGAATAGACAATAACTAGTGAGGACGTGGGTGCGATTCCCACCACCTCCACCAATTCAAAACACATTATAGTGTGCTTTAAGGGGGTGAGTAGATTCGACTGCTACTAAAACTATTTGGAGTTAAATCGCTGACAGCGTACTGTTAAAACTATAAACGACAATCACATAGATTATCGTATGGCTGCTTAGGCAGTCGGGGTTTGCCTGTACCTTGCAACAGAAACAGGCTTGACATTTTACGCTAATATGATATAATATATTAATAAGAGGTAAAAATTATATGAGTACATTTATGAATGATGATGAACAAGACCGAGCAAATGCAGCTACCTATGAAGACGAGGTGACTTCCAGAAGAACGGTTACTATCCCATTAAGAGAATACGACAAATTAAAAGAAGAACAACATTTTATCAAAGACAAATCATTGATTGCTGTTATTGATAAGATTGAAGAATTAGTTAGAGCATTAAGAAAGCACATAGTTAGAACTAATGCTAATGAATAGTAAAAAGTTTGCTCTGATAATAGAAGGTATTGTCAAAGAAAAAAAAATGTCCTATATGGATGCTGTAGTCAAATATTGTGGAGATAATGATATTGATACAGCGTCTGTAGGACCTTTAGTCAACAAAGTATTAAAAGAGAAGATAAAAGAAGAGGCAGAAAACCTAAACTTGGTTGAGAAATCAAGTACAGCAATCTTACCCCTATGAATAGTTATGAAGCATATACATTATATTTAGCCATTAAACTTCACTTTACTTCTGATTCTTATGATTTCTACAAACACAATGCTAAAGTCAATTCATCATTTAATACATTTTTGAAACGCAATGATAGATTCTTTTTTCACAAACTTACAACTAAATACAATAAGGAAGAGATGTTAGATTATTTTGTATGTAATTTCTTTCACAATTCAAAGACTTGGATTGGAGATTTAGTTAGAGCAGATGGAGAAACTATTTACAATAAATGGAAAAAGTATAATCAATCATTTACGTACAATTTTAGAGGCGATTGTGTACTTCTTTCTAATACTATCAATGATGGTAGTATTCAGTTTGATGATCTGTTTAGTGTTTCTAAAGGTCAGCATCCAAAATTGCTACGACTATTTCTATCACAAAAAATATCAATCCAAACGTTAATCATACTAGATAAAGTTTTATCCTTTATTAAAAAATGGGATAAGGAGATTGCTGAGAATATTATCTGGCCTGAAAAATCATTTAAAGTCAAAAAACTACAACCATTTATAAACTTCAATTTAACAAAGTGTAAATTTATTATGAAAGAGATTTTTGTATGAGTGAAAAGAAACTTACAGAAAAAGAAGTTAGAAAAGAATATAAAGACCACAGAAAAGATAAAGCATTTGCACAATGTTGGCCTGATACAAATCGTGCCTTCTATGAATGGTGCTCAGGTTATTTAAATTATAAACACATAAAAGAAAAAGATGTCAGATAGATTCCCTACAGCAGAAGAAAGAGCATTTGGTAAAATCAAAGAGAAGATTGACCCTATTGAAGAAAAACTAGATGAGAAGATTGCTAAACTAAACAGCAGCCGTGTATATAAAAAGGTTACACCAAAAGGTGACCTGTCTTGGTATGTAAAATGGGTATCAGTTTTTCTTATACTGTTTGCAACTATGGCCAGAAGTGTAGGTACAATACCACAGTATGATATGTGGTTAGGTTTGTTTGGTACAGCAGGTTGGGCATACGTAGGATTCTTATGGCACGATAGAGCATTATTATTTTTGAATGCAATATTGGTATCTTTATTATTATTAGGATTGACGAATTATTATTTTTTATGATTAGAACATTTTTAATTGGTAATGGTGAGAGTCGTAAAGACTTTGATTTAAATGTATTGAAACCTTATGGCAAGATATATGGTTGTAATGCCATTTATAGAGACCATCCTGACCTATGTGACGCATTGATAGCTGTTGACGCTGGTATGATACACGAATTATATCATAATGGTATGTGTGCTGATGTGCCTTGCTATTTTAGAGAATGGACCAAAGTACCTATTCATATGTATGATACAATGTTACAAAGTATGCTACAAACACAAAACAAAGAACAGGCTGATTTGGTTGTAGAGAACGAAAGAGGTGAGAGCGACCACTTTGTTATGAACGCTCATACTATTAAAGGTCCTGTTGTCATACGAAAAGCAAATGATGATAGAGAGAAAAAAAATATAGACAATGCTCACATATATGTGTCTTGGATAAAAGAACCAGACAAGTCACACAATATATCTGAATGTTGTTTTGGCGCTGAAGATTTAGGTTGGTGTGCAGGTACTACAAGTGGGTATGTTGCTAGTCTAGTTGAAGCACCAGATGAAATGTATCTAATAGGACAAGACCTTATATCAGATACAAAGACAGTTAACAATCTATACAAATCTACAAGGTATTATGTATCAGAACATTTTGAGCCCAATCCGTCAGGTATATGGGAAACAGAATGGCTCACACTTATGCAGAACAACCCTAACGTTAAGTTTTACAAAGTGAATAAGGCATTTGATGATAAACCTACTAATCAAAAAGTAGAGAGATTCGCAGTACAGGAAGACAAGAATTTAGAGTATATCACCCAAGCACAGCTGCTTGACAAAATGAGTAAATGGTGATATTATATAATAATAATAGAATTTTATCTTAATTATGAGATAAAAAAAAGGGTTAATAGTATAACAAAAGTATAAATAATAACATACTTACATTAATACAATTAATACGTACAACAATATATACAAGGAGAAAATACAATGTCAAGTGCATTAGAAGCCCTAAAAAAGTCAAAGTCCAATTTTGACTCTCTAACAAAACAGTTAGAAAAAACAATAGATCAACCCGATAGAAAAAACAAATACCAAGACGACAGGTTATGGAAACCTGAACTTGATAAATCAGGTAATGGTTACGCTGTAATCAGATTTTTACCTGCAATAGAAGGTGAAGATATGCCATG